CACCACCAGCACCACTAGGACCACCACCAGAACCACCACCAGAACCACCACCAGAACCACCACCAGAACCACCACCAGAACCACCACCAGAACCACCACCAGAACCACCAAGACCACTAACATTGACCCAAGAACCAACTGGTTGTCCTTGAGTATTATACATTTGAATTGCTTGAATATTAGCATTTATAACGTCAACACCAATTGATGTTGTAACTCTTATATCACTTCCATTTGACCAAACAAAATTATCAACTGTTCCTGTACCTTGCATAGGCCATGTTAGACTATTTTGCGGGATTGCACGATTAAACATGCTTAAAAACACACTTCGTGGTATTTCAACCCTTATAATTCCAGGTTGTCCATCGGGAGGAATCCTTCCTTGATTAAAATTGAATGTCATTTGAGATTGAGCTTCACTTAAACTCTGAGTGAAAAACAATGAAGGATTTGTACGATCAAATCTTAAATTTGTCAGAGTTCTTATATCTCTACTAGCAGTATAAAGAACAATTCTATCATCACCAGCACCACCAGCACCACCAGCACCACCACCACCAATAGGCGGTAATGTAATGCCACCCCTATTCGCTCTAAGTCTTTGCAACGCCTCCATTAAATAATTAGTTCTAGGGCGAGGACCAATATCTCTCAATGTATCACCGTTCAGAAATTGTGTATCTTCTGAATTACTGCATCCAGGTGGGCTCATAAGCGATAATCTATTTTGAGGTCCAGCATCACCTTGCGTTGTTGTTGGTGAAGTTGTTGGTCTTGGAAAATTTATAACTGTCCCACCTGGAAATGATGGATTTGGAGTTCCACTTCCAAATGACAAAATTGATGGCGGCGGAGGAGTTGGTGGTCTTCCAACTAATCTAAGTCCTGTAGCTGGACCGTTTGCTACCCAATTAATACCATTCCTATCCGTACAATTCCAGCCATTATTTTCTAGAAATGTTAACATTTCCTCACAAAAACTAATTAGTGTAACAGCCCTAGAGTTAGATGTTGTTGCCGCAGATGCCTCAACGAATGCTGCTCTAAACTGAGCGATGTAAAATTGTGCTGATTGTTCAATTAGTGCCATCTATTTCCCTTTCAATTAATCTTTATATCAATATGTATGATAGAGTGTTGATACCTAAATATATTTTATCGAAATAATTACAACTGTATATCACTAAATAATATCATGTCAGATAAATTTTTGAATGATTGCGCAGAACCAAATCCTATTGAGCCAAAATTAAACATCGACCCAGTAAATCCTCTTTGTGATCCTTGTGATACACATCCAAGTCAAAAAGACGTTCCCTTATTTCCTGATATTAGAAAAGACAAAGAAGGAATAGGACAACAAGCTAACTGTGATCCAATGCAATTTGGTCATATAACCGATGATTTTACTCAAGACCCAGACAGACTACATTCACCTTGGATGGCATCTTACATTCCACGTTATTCAAAAGCAAAACGTGGTTGCGACGAAGCAGTAAAAGACTTATTTGAAGATGTAGTTGTTATTGATGAACAGGGAACAGCACACAAGGTTCCTATTATTTGGGCAACTCAAGAACGTGCTGTAGCTGCAATCATTCAATCTAATGTTCGTAAAGATAACAGTACAGTTGTAGACAGACTCAGATTGCCCATGCTAGCTATCAATGATACAGACTTTACAATTAATAATTCAAGATACATATATCATCAAGCTGTAGATTACCTAAGAGATAGAAGGTCGGACGGAAAACCAGGAGTTACTGCTAGTGAAAAATATGAACGTGATACAATTTTCGGTGTCACAAGAGGTCTTCCAGTAGATATTGGTTATACTTTATATGCTTGGACGCTTTACAAGGAAGAGATGAACCAAATCTTAGAGCAAATTGTATTAAAATTCTCCCCAATAGCATATATAAAAGTGCAAGGCGTATATTGGGAGACTATCGTAAAGTTAGAGTCTATAGCCAATAATGAAAACGTGGAACCGGGTGGTTCTAACCTTAGAGTTATTAAATGGCAGTTTAACTTAAAGGCAGAAACATTCATACCACAGCCAATTATAAAACAGAAGTCTGTCCTTAAAACAAGGATTGAATTTGTAAATGGATTGGATGAAAAAGAAATAACAGAAGTTTTGGAAAGACTAGAAGACTCAACAGACGGGTTAAAACAAATATGATTGAGATAACAAACACACAGCGGGGTCCGATTCAGATTATGGTTCGCTCGAAACGCAAACTACGATCTTTTACCGTATTAACCATTCCTGGCCGTGGAGCAGGTAATAATAAGAAAGTTATCGAAGATGAAGCCGCAACCGATAATATTGAACAGGTGGAAAGTCACGGCTTAATTTCCACAAAACATATACGAAACAATCAGTAAGTAGGGAGAGCGAAATATGGCATTAAATGGTTTTCCACCGTCAAATCTAATTAGTCCTAGTGTTAGAATTGCAGAAGTGGATTTAAGTTTTCTACCCGCTGTACAAACGGGTCATCGTGCTGGACTAGTTGGCTTTGCTAGCAAAGGCCCAATTAATATCCCAACAATGGTTAGCACCATTAATCAGTTGCATAGTACGTTCGGGTTTCCACATCCAGATGTAGGCGATCCTTACTTAGTATATGCTGCTGAGCAATATTTGCAATATGGTAGTGAACTTTTCATTGTTCGTGTTGGTGTTACAGACCCAGTAAATGATGAAGCCGCAGTAGCAGCAAGTGTAGATGTATTAGCTTCTGGAACAGCAGTTCAAATTGAATCAAATATCACAGGCGACTATAGTTTTGCTGATGATGTGTTCTTCCGTTGGAAATTAAATGGAATACTATCTTCAAAAACTTTAGTTGTTCTTGCGGACAACAATAGAGCATCCCCAGATACAGGCAATCCTTGGACTGTAACAGATATTGTAAATTACTTAAACAGTCAACTTGTTTATTCAATAGATGGCATTAAGTTTTATTGGACTAATCCTGATTCTGTTACTGGCGCTGCAACACTTTCAAGTGAAATTGCAGTTGAATCAGTGTTCAGTTACGGCCCATCAGCATCTATAGAATTTGTCTCTGTACAAAATTCACTATATGGTCCTATGTGGGATTTCACAAGTGGGGCTTTCGTAGCAGGCATTACTGGCTTAGGCCAAGGTATGACTGCTGCTTCTTTGACCGGAACCATTGATAGATACCCAAATAACTCTTCCCAAACGGCAGGAGTATTTGATTTCACTGGTCTAACTGGATTAAACCTACAAATCGTAATTGATGGAACAGATAACATCTTAATTGATAACGTTGTTCAAACAGTTACCCTTGATGGTGACGCTGATAGTATTGGTCAACTTGTAGATGAAATTAACGCTCAACTTCCTCAAAATGCCGGAAGTTTGCCAGGTGGATTCGTAGCTTCCCGCACTGGTGATTTTCTAACGTTGCAAACTTTGCACTCAGGAAGAGACGCAAGATTATTAGTTAAAGCAAGCAGTACAGCATCAGCATTGTTTGGTCTTGATAACCATACCCATCTTGGAACAAGTCCAAGTGGTGTAACTGGTTCACCAAACTACAATGATGGAATTGTAGTAGGAGACGTGAATAGTGGTGGAATAGTATGTTTCACACTAACAGCAGATAGCCCAGGCATTGATGGAAATAGCACGCAAGTTGTTATAAACAGTAGTATTGTAGAAGGAACATTCTCATTAGGTGTCTTTAGTTATGGAAGCCAAGTTGAGCAATGGGGTGGTATCAGTAAAGACCCATCTAATACATTCTATGTTGAAGCATTCTTGGCCTTGGTATCTTCGTATATTAAAGCTATTGACAACACAGATACATTAGCACTACCAACAAATGGAACATATACTTTGGTTGGCGGCACTGATGGTATCCCAGCAGACCCAGACGATCAAGATATCTTGCTTGTTGGAAATTCTGCCGGTTTGACAGGTCTTTATTCTCTATCTGATCCAGAACAAGTGAATATTGATTTAATAGCACTACCAGGACATCCTAGCACAAATAACATTTTGTCGCTACTAGACTTCTGTGCAAACGTTCGTGAAGATTGTTTTGCTATCATTGAACCACCATTTGGACTTTCTGTAACAGAAATTACTCAATGGCAGAACGGTGTTCATCCGCTAAATGATATAAGATTTGATAGCAACTTCGGTGCGCTATACTGGCCTTGGGTTAAGATACGTGACACGTTTAATCGTGTAAGCGTATGGGTTCCACCAGCAGGCGTTGTACTTGGAGCATTTGCTAACTCAGACAACCTAGCTGCACCTTGGATAGCACCAGCAGGTACAACCCGTGGTATCTTGACTACAGTTGAAGATGTATTCACACGTCCATCGCAAGTAGAACGTGATTCGATGTATGGAAATAGAAATGCAGTTAACCCTATTATTTCATTCCCTGACATTAACGCTTTCTGTATCTTTGGACAGAAGACACTACAACGCAGACCATCAGCACTAGATCGTGTTAACGTTCGTCGTATGTTGTTATTCATCGAAAAACAGATTAAACTACGCTCTAGAGCATTAATTTTTGAACCAAATGATCCAAAAACATGGTCCAGGTTCATAAATATGGCTACACAGGTCTTGACCACAGTTCAAAATGGTCGTGGTATTACAGATTTCAGAGTCGTATGTGATGCTACAATAAATACCGCAGACACTATAGCACGAAATGAGTTGCACGCAAGGATTGGAGTAGTTCCAACTTACGCAATAGAGTTCATCTTTATTGAATTTGCCTTGTTTGCATCAGGAAGTAACTTCCAAGAAAGTAATACGTTTTAATTAGGAGATAATAATGCCTTGCCCAAGTAATTTAATAGGTGTAGATTCAGCTGTATTTTCACCAGGAAGCGGCCCAATTAGTATGGGCATTGGTGCACTTCAAGCTGGCAATACGCTCATCAAAAGGAAGTTCCGCTTCCTGTTTGGTATTCAGTATTGTTTAGGATTAGCAAATGGTGGAAGTCCTAACTTTCAAGTATCAGCATCATTCGTTAAATCGGCATCACGTCCTGATATAACGATTGAAGATACTGAAATTAACTTCCTTAACCAAGTTTCGTGGATTCCAGGTAAAGCTAAGTGGGAAACAATTACTGTAACCTACTATGATGTTGCAGGAGCCGGTACAGCAGGTTTGTTTAGTTGGTTGGCAACTGTATATGATTTTACCAGTTCATGCCGTTATATGTCATCTAAGATTAATGACTATGCTGGTAGAGCAAGTCTTGTCATGTTGGATGGTTGCGGTAATCCTCTAGAACAGTGGATTATGGCAGATGCATGGCCAAGTGCTGTTAAATTCGGGGAAGTCGCTTATGATTCTTCTGATCCAGCTGAGGTAGAACTAACACTTCGTTACTCAGATGTTTCTTACCAATCATTCTGCGGTGGTAATATTACACCTTGCGGTTGCTCTCCTTGCACCTTGTAATATTTTTTATAAAACCCAAAGGGCATCATTTTTGATGCCCTTTTCTATTATATACAATATGTCAATTCTATCACAACTAGGCGATGATGGCTGTCAGAATGGTTCAATGGGCTTCAACTTTGGCCTTGAAGACCCTACTTGGAAAAGGCCAAATCGTTGGCTTTTTCAAATTCCAGGTATTTCAGCTGATGGGTCGCCTGCACTTCCGCCTAAAAAAAGTGCTAGACCTAGTATTAACCTCAAAGAAGAAGCGTTTCAACACATATCAGAAGTTATTTATTTTCCGCTTAAAGCAGAATGGAAAACATTAAATCTTACCTTGTATGATATTAGATGCAACCAAAACGTTATATTTACTTGGCTGTCTAATATTTATAATCCAAGTTCTTCAAACAATATAACATTTGCTATGCCATTAGAGGGTAATGGTGTTTTAAATGAAACAAACGGTATTAAAATCCCGAGATGCATTTTAGAACTTTATAGTGGATGTGGTGAAGTTTTAGAACAATGGGTTTATGAGAACGTTTATCCATCAGAAATTCAATGGGGAGAATTAGATATGGATAATAACGCAGTTGTCATGGTAGATTTAACACTAAGATTCGATAGAGCCTATTTTATTGCAGGGTAAATTCTTGCTTAGCGATCATACTATATTATTAGTATGATTACCATTCGCAGAACTAGAGACATATTTGCTATTGATAAGACTTTAACAAGGCATTTATGGGATTTTTGGGGTATTCCTAAGCCAGATTGGACTACCAGTAAGAGTTATTGGTGGTATGGTTATGATAAATATGGATGGATGGCTTATGCAGCTATAAGGGTTCACGACGAAGAAAGCATGTATCTGGGACCAACTTATGTAAAACAAGAATATCGTGGGCAGGGATTACAAACAAGATTTTTAGAGAAAAGAATAGTTTTAGCTAAACAATTAGGATTCAAAAAGCTATTATCATCTACATCTATTGACAATTACCATAGTTCTAATAATTTAATAAAACACAAATTCTATTTAAGACCTGCTTGGTTTGGTATAGAACCAGGATCATTATATTGGCAAAAAGATATTTAGGAAATAAAAAACCCACTTAAAAGTGGGTTTGTTTTTAGTCATCTTCGCCCAATATGCGGCGACAATCAGCTAAAGCATCCTCTAATTGTTTCGTTTTCCAAGTCAAAACTCTACATGCCCCTGACTTGTTAAGCCGACCTCTTTTAGTATAAACCTTGCCTTCATTATAAAGCAATGCCTCAACCAGTTCTCCATAACCATTTTCTATTAACTTCTGAATTAATTCAGTTCTTTCTAGAATTTCTACCATATTAGCCATTAGTTATTTCCTCGGAGTTGAAATTAATATAGTAACCAAACTATCTCTAAGCAAAAAATTAATCATAATTTTCTGGTCTTTTATAAGAGTTAGTCTTTTTCCTTGATTTTAATGCATTAAGAAAGGCTTCATTAACCTTTTCGCACAAATGCTCATGATATTTTATTTTTAGTTCATTGTAGTTTTTAGCAGTTCTGTAAAGTTGACGATAGTGATTAAGTATGATTGTTGTACAAAAGTTAAATGCCCTACCCTTCTCTGGATTAAAACGATGCAATTTCTCAAAACATATCATTACACCTTCTTGTAGTGCATCATCTTTATCCACTAGTTGAAACCTAAAAGCCCGTATAATATTTTTTGCTAATAGGTAAAATGCCTCGGTGAGTTCCAATTCTGCAACAGCAAATACTGCTGGAGCTTTTTTAATATTTTCTTTGGCCTCCTTAAATCGACCAATGATTGCTTCAAATGTCTTGTTATTAAGATATTCTATAGTCATAATCTCCTTTACAAAAATACCTATGGTATATCTGCTGTTGGTTAAATTTTATTGGGTGTATTTGGGTATATATTTATTAATATATCCCTTTTAACTATTATTATAGTAAAGCAAACCATTATAAAACATGGAAATTTATCAAATATATATTGACTTCATATACAACCCTTTATCTTTAAAGAACTTACGGAGATTAGAGGAATATTATAGAAAAAATAATATGTTAAATGAAGCTAATGCTTTTGGTAAACTAATAACAATTAAAAATGATAACAACACAAATTCTAGTCAAAAATGATGAAGACAAGATCGAAGAAACAATAGAATCAATTCTATCAATAAAGTCATTTATTACAGTTGCAGATTTAGGGTCTACGGATAAAACTATTGACATTTGCAAAAAATATGGCTGTAAGATTATGTCTGTTAATGGTACTAGAAGTGAAATTAGAAATAAACTTTTGAGTATAAGTGAAACTGACTGGCAGTTCTATATTGATCCAGGAGAAATATTATCTTCTGGACATGATTTTATGAATTATATTGAGGGCAAAGCAAAAAGATTTTATGTGGTTTATGATGACATTATCAATAAAGAAGTAAGGGTGTTTAACAAAAGCTATAAGTTTATAAATCCGGTGTATGAAATTTTGACACCAGATGATTCAGAACCAATTAATGTTTTTATATCTTCATCTATTCAAAATAATTATATAGATGAATTATTGCTATGGAAGAAAGAAATGCCGCATGTAGCAGAGGTTGATTATTACTTAGCATGTCAATATTTAATGCTTAACAAAGAAGCAGACTTTTTGAGACATGCTCAGTATTTCTTATTTCAAAATACAAAATCTCTTTATCAAACAATAATGATGAGATATTATCTAGCGCAAGTATCTTCAAACACGGAAGAAGCAACTAAAAACATAATCTATTGTTTAGCACAAAAACCACTAATGGCAGAATTTTGGTGCCTTTTAGGGGATTGCTATAACAAAATGGGAATGAAGAATCACGCTAAGGAATTTTTTAAAACAGCAATAGAAATGGGTAAAAGCCGTCAAACTGATGACCTTTACCCAATAGAGCTTTCTAAGTATAATGAATATCCAAACAAATTATTGAGTTTGTTGAATTGATGCTTCTATTGCTTCTTTTTCGCTAACAACTTTCTTGTTAACTCTTTGTAACATCGTATTTTCTAGTTTGGCAAGTGCTAATTTGCATTTTTCAAGATTGTATTGAAAAACAGAAAGTTCTTCCTTAGAAGCCGTATCAATATCCAATGCAGCACCAGTTAATTTGATTTCTGCTGTAAGGATAGCTAGATTTAGCGTGTCCAAAGACTCTATGGCTTGTTTCATATCCATTTTAATACTCCAATTTTAAGATAGCAATCCGTGCTAGGATATATATTGTTTAGTCTTATTTTTCCACTAAAATAAAACCCCTGCATCATTAACCAATAGCGTAACTTTATCTTGAAATCTGGTTAGTGTTAACATTTTTCTGCCAACTGGAAGTTTATTAAGCTCATGAATTAATTCATGTGTAGTTGTATTAATAACTCTCCAATTCAAACTATTATCCTTAGCATTTTTAATGTGTTCTTCTACAGTTTGACTATTAACATGAAAATGAACTTCAACATCATTTACAATAGCTGTAATCCTATCTTTAAATCTAGAAGCGGCTATTATTCTTTTACCATTTGGTAATCTTTTAAGTTTTTGCTCTAAATCATTGACACTACAGTTAATAACCATCCATTCATTTTTAAGTTCCGATTCTTCTTCATCTGGTGTCTTACATTCTTTATTTGGAAAATACTGCTGCATTCGATCCTTCATTCGCATTAAATCTTTTATTAATCCAAGGTTACATGCGCAGCCTGGGTCTTTAAGATATCTTTCTAATGCGACTTTATATTCTGGAAATAAGTCACGAAACTTTTGGCTCCATATAGCTGCTTTCACATCTAGTAAGGTTAACTTACTTTTCTTCATTATTATCCTCCCAAGAATCAACTGAAATTAAATTTGTCATATGCATTTTTTTAAGACCAACAAAGTGAGATATGAAACTTAAAGCCATTCCCCATAAGATTAAATCAGGCCAATTATCAAATAGTGGAGATATTCTATAGATTAAATATACAACTATACCACTATAAACTCCGTTACACTGATAACAAGTTAACATTTCAAGAAATTTATTACAAAACCAATTATTCTTATTTGCTAACCAAAACTTAAATGGGGCCATAATACTGCCATCGGCTAGTATGTGGCTCAAACCAACGCCTGCACAAATTAATAGTATAAAGTTTAATAATTCAATCATAATTTCATCTCCAGACGGATAAATAAAGTTGTTCACCTTCTCTATAGGCAAGTAATGCCTCTTTCAAGATGGTTTGAGAGTTTAAGTAGTTCTCCGCATCATAAATTGAAATCTCCATATGGTTTACAACATTGGCATCAATTTTCTCTACTTTTACTTCTTCATGAAAATAATCACTCAATACGGAAATGTCTTCTTTGGAAACTTTGTTTACAAAATCAATTAACATTTTCTGTGCCATTGGTTTTAAACTAGATTCCTTTTGAGCGATTGCCCAATTATAAAAAATTGTTTTAAAATTAGGGAGAAGTTTTTTCAACTCCGAATCCATAAAAACAAGTTTTTCAACATTTTGAAACGTAATTATCTTAGTCATTACTTTAATAGAGTTATACAAATTGGAGTTTTTATATGACTGATGAAAAATATACACAATCTCGCAAGCCAATTAATCCTTTGGATAATTTTAATTCAGAAGATGCTGCTGCTGTTATGGCAAGAGTAAAAGAACTAGAAAAAAACGTTCCTTTACTTGATCCAATAACAAGACAGCCCCTTCCTGGTGATGCTGCTGCAAAAGGAACACAACCTGCAATGCCACCGTTCATGTCTGGTAATGTACCAGCAGAAGTAGCACAAATGTTTGCTAAAGATAGCCGGGCAAATACTCCTACGTCTGTAGAAGCTACACCACGTCCAGTAGTAAAACAACTCACAAACAATCCAAAACTTAATGAACTTTTGGAAGGATTAAAGCCTGTAACTGGTCGTTATGAAGAGTGTAGATTGCCGTCTCTTTCAAAATTTTATCTAAATGGTGAAGCTCCAGAAGGTGGTTTAATTCATCTTAGACCTATGACTGGCGAGGAAGAAGAAATTCTATCAACACAAAGATTGTTAAAAAAGGGACATGCTATTAACATGGTGTTCCGTAACTGTGTTAAAGAAAACATTAATCCAGAAAAATGGCTCACTGTTGATCGTACTCACGTTCTAATTTATCTTCGTGGTATTAGTATGGGGCCACAATATCAGGTAGAATTAAAATGTCCAATGTGTAATCATCGTCATGAAGCTGTATTGAATCTTGACCTACCTGTAAAGTATTGTCCAAAAGATTACGGAATAGATAATTTAAAAGACGTTTTGCCAACAACTAACTATAAGTTTAGTTTTAGATTGCCAACTGTACATGATGAAGCTGTAATGAATGATTATATGGATAAGAAAAAGAAAAATGAAAACTCTGGTCCTGATGACACCTTTGTTTATCGTACAGCACTTCTTCTAGAAGAAATCGAAGGACTAAACGATCACGCTTCACTTATGACCCTAATTGAAAGACTACCAATCGCTGATGTCGCTTATTTAAGAAATATTATGAACGATATTCCTTTTGGTGCAGAAACTAAGATTACTCAATGGTGTCCAGGTTGTGCAGAGGACTTTGATGTTGAGCTCCCAATCGAAGCAAGTTTTTTTTTCCCCCAGCGGAAGAAGGAAAGCCGCACCCGTCAACCCAACTAAAGAAACAACTGCTAGAAGAGCAGTTCTTTATGTGGTATAACTATGGAAGCCCGCCGTGGGAAACAAATAAATTAATT